TACTTTACAAGGAGATATACAAGACCTAAACAATAAAATTGAGGGGTTTAGTGGAGATGAATTTGTGCAAAGAATGGAATTCCAATTAAAAGATGAATTAATTAGAAATAACGTAATACAAATTGATAAGCTAACAGAAAATATGAAAGAGGATATTGAAGAAAATAAAGAAGCTATAAAAGATTTAGAAAACAAAGTTTTTAGAAGATGAAACATTTAATATATGTATTGTTTATTTTGTTATTGTGTTCAATAGGTAACGCTCAAGATTTAACATTATTACACATAAACGCAAAATGGAATCAATCGAATAATTACGATTTGAAAGGTTTAAAAAATTGTAAAGTTAAAATGACTTTATTAGAGGATTTAGTACCTTCTATGAAAGCACAAATAAAATCAGTACCTACTATTATTTTACTTGACCAAAACGGTAAACCAAGAGGACAATGGAAGGCAGGTTTAAGTTTTAAAGTAGAAGCAACAAAAGAAGAAATACAAGACAGAATTGATTTTATATTTAAACAATAATATTATGGAAACTATAAAACATTTACTGGGTTTTTGTGGGGAGCATTTGCATCCTAACATTTTTACAATTACAATAACATTAATTATTTTAAAATTAATTTATGAAAAATATATTAGCAAAACTATTTGGGGGAGCTGGAGGTAGTATAGCAGAAAAAATATCTGGTATTATTGACAAACATACTTTTAGTAAAGTTGAGAAAGCACAATTTGAAAAAGAGATGGAGGAGATATTTATCAAAGCTGAACTTGATCTTGAAAGAGAAATAACAAATCGTCACGCAAATGATATGGCAAGTGATAGTTGGTTAAGCAAAAACATCAGACCAATGCTTACTATATTTTCTTTAGTTTTATATACTTTATTTGCCTTAATTGACGGAAACATAGGAGAATTCAACATAGCGAATCAATATGTAGATTTACTTGGGCAAATAGTTATAATGAGTTTAGGGTTTTACTTTACATCAAGAGGTATAGAAAAAACAGCAAAGATCATTAAGAAATAATGGCTAAAGGAATTAATATAAGCACATATAAAAGCAAATCAAAGAAGCGTAAAGGAATACACGCAAAAAGTAAAATGAGTGCCTTAAAAGGCTCTAAAAACTATTTTAAGAAATATAAAGGTCAAGGTAAATAATTTTTTTATATATTTGTTTGGCTTATAGCAAACTTGCACAACCTAATAAAGTTGGACGGTGCTTGGAACAGGTAACTAAATTATTTCTTTTTTGTAGGCTTTTTTCTTTCTTTTTCTTTTTGTCCTTTTTCTTTTTCTTTCTTTTTAGTTATTATAAAAACTATAGGTTATAACCAAAAGTTATAATATATGAATTGTAAGAAATGTAAATAAAAAATTTATATATTACTTAATATTAAATATGAGAAAAATTTCACGTAAAGGATTAGTTAAAAAATTAGATACTATATTTTCAATATATATAAGACTTCGTAAAGCCGATGATTTAGGTGTAGTTAGCTGTTATACTTGTGGAAAAAAAGATTATTATAAAAAAATGCAGTGTGGCCATTTTATGTCACGTAAATACTATTCGACAAGATGGGAAGAATTAAACTGCCAGGTACAATGTTATTCTTGTAATGTAATGAGATATGGTGAACAGTATAAGTATGGTTTAGAATTACAAAAAGAATACGGAAAAGATCTTCCTGAAGAATTATTAACGATGTCAAGACAAATAGTCAAATTTTCTAATGATGACTTATTAGACAAGATAAATAGATATAAACAGTTAGTTGATTTAAAGAAAAAAGAATTATATTTGTAAGATAATTACCACCCGGTAATTTTGTTTCCTAAGTGTTTTTTGTTTGAAAAAGGGGTAAATTAGTTTTTACCCTTTTTTTTTATATTATTTTTTTTTATATATTTGTATAGAACAAAAAAAACATTTATATGGAATATCAATTAGCAGCTATAGTTCAGCTTCGAAAAAGAGTAGACGAACTAGAAAATCAAGTTGAAGAATTAACAATTAAACTTGAAAAAGAACAAAAAGAAAATTTAACAAATCACAAGTATGGAGACAAACATTTATCATAAGCTTTATAAGCTTCAATCAGAAATTGGAACAATTAGTAAAGATGTAAGAAACCCTTTTTATAAGAGTAAATATTTTGATATAAACTCTTTGATAGGTCAACTACAACCTTTATTAGAAAAACACAAACTAGTATTAATTCAACCTATAACAGATAATCAAGTAAGAAGTGTTATAGTAGATTTAGATGGCGGAAGCGTAGAATCAAGTATGCAACTACCTAATATACAAGACCCACAGAAAATAGGTTCTGCAATAACTTACTATAGAAGATATACATTAACATCATTACTTGGATTACAAGCAGAAGATGATGATGCTAATTCAACAGTTGGTTATAAATATCAACCAAAAAAAACAAATTACAATCAATCAAATAATCCTTTAAACAATATATTAAAATAAAAATTATGGCATCAACATTAACAGTAAGCATAGACTTAACAAAGATAGATAAAACAAAAATAGCTAAAGACAAATATTTAAACTTAGCTATTAGTGTAAATGACCAAACAAATCAATATGGACAAAATGTATCTGTATATCATTCACAATCAAAAGAAGAAAGACAATCTAAAGTTGAAAAAATATATTTAGGTAATGGCAAATGTGTATGGAACAACGGAACAATTGTAAATGCTGAGTGGGTAGAAAGAATAGATAATTCACAACAAAACCAAGCTAGAGAAGAAATTGATTTATTTTAATGCTTAGCAATTTAAGTCACTTAGAGAAAAAAATCTTAGATGTAAAATACGGTAGAGTAAAACAAGGTTTAAAAATAGGAGTTCCTGAAATAGATGAGCATATACGCTTTAAATCTAATAATTTCAATTTAATTCTTGGCCACGCTAACGTGGGTAAAACTACCGTGATTTTATATTTAATGTTATTATATACAATAAAGCACAATGTTAAATGGCTTATTTTTTCAGCAGAAAATTCTTCACAATCAATAGCTAGAAAAATATTAGAATTTAAAACTGGTAAACCAGTAAATAATATTACAGATAAAGATATTCAAAAAACTTTAGATTGGTTTAATACTTATTTTAAAATAATAGAAGTAGATGACTTATATAATTATAAAGATCTTTTAAGTGAAGCAAAACAAATAAAAGAAAAATTTAATTATGATGGTTTTTTAATTGATCCGTATAATAGTTTAGTTAAAGACAGAAATACAATGAGAGGTATTAATGGTCATGAATATGATTATCAAGTTGCAACAGAGTTTAGGTTATTTTGTAAACATCAAAATGTTTCGATATGGTTAAATGCTCATGCTGTAACTGAAGCTCTTAGGAAAGTACATAATAAAGAACATAAATATTCAGGTTTACCTATCCCACCAAGTTTAGCAGACGTAGAAGGTGGAGGTAAATGGGGAAATAGAGCTGATGACGTTTTTACTATACACAGATATATTCAACATTCTACTGATTGGATGATAAGTGAAATACATGTTAGAAAAATTAAAGAAGTTGAAACCGGAGGAAGACCTACTCCAATAGAACAACCTATAAAATTACGCATGACAAAAAACAATATTGGGTTTGAATTTGCAGGAGTAAATATTCTTCATTGTAATAATGTAGATATAAAAGATATATTAAATATTTTTTGATTATATTTATGCGTGTCTAATTGGTTAGAAATTATTGCTAAAGAACATAAGGAATGGATTAACATTGTTAACTCATTTGGTGAGTATGATTATGCTGAGGATATTGTACAAGAAATGTATTTAATATTATATAAGTATGCTAATCCAAATAAAATAATAACAAATGGAAAAGCAAATAGAGGTTATATATTTTTTACTTTAAAAACAACTTACTATCAATACTATAATGCTAAACATAAAATAAAAAAAGTTAGTATAGATGATTATAAAATTAAATATGAAGATACTATTGAAGAACACAAAGCTTATAACAAAATATGTCAATTAATAGACAATGAAATAGAAGACTGGCATTGGTACGATAAAAAATTATTTAAGTTATATAGAGACACCGATATGAGTATTAGGAAAATAGCAAAAGAAACTCAAATAAGTTGGGTTAGTATTTTTAATACTTTAAAAAATTGTAAAAACAAAATAAAAGATAAATACGATAAAGATTGGCAAGAATATAAAAATATATAATTATGAAACAACCTAAAGATAAAAGAACAAAAGCATATAAAGACTGGAAAAAAAAGTTTGATTTAGAAAATAAAAACAAATCAGAAGGACTTGGTGATACTATAGAAAAAATAACAGTTATGACTGGTATAAAAAAAGTAGCTAAGTTTATAGCTGGCGAAGACTGTGGGTGTGATGAAAGAAAAGAAAAGTTAAATAAAGTATTACCTTATCACAAACCTAAATGTTTAAACGAGTCAGAATATAATTTTTTAGAAAATTGGTTTTCAGATAGAAGATTAATAATTACTCCAGAAAAACAACAAAAACTATTAGACATATATAATAGAGTATTTAATACAAAAAGAAAATTAACCTCATGCAACTCTTGTGTAAAAGAAGTTATATTAGATTTAGAAAAATTATTTAAAACATATTTATAATGGATTTACTTAGGAAACAAATCTACGAATTATATTTTAATGAAATTGGAAATACATTAAGAAAAGAATTTGAAAAAACATCAGGAAAAAAAAGAACAAAAATATCTAATCTTATTAAGTGTGTCAACGAGATGTATATGTATACAAATCATTTAGAAAACGAACTTTTAGTTAAAGAACACAGAGAATCATATTTAAGATCAGATAAAATTAGAGCTATACAAAGAGCTAGGAAAGCAGAAAAAAAACATAAATAATTTTTCTGTTAATAAAATGTTTATTACATTGGCTGTATAATTTATAAAATTAAAAACATGCCGAAACCTAAATTTAAACACGAACCTATCAGTAACGAAATATTTGAAACGTTTAGAGTTCAAGAAAAAGCAAAAAAAATTAATGAAGCAATTGAACTTATTGTAAATGAAGACTACGTTATATTAGACTTAGACAATAAGATTATAAATAAACACAACTATAATAAAACTTAAAACAAAAAACACATTATGATTATTTTTTATTCAGATTTAGCTTTATATGTAAAGCACACTTATACTCCAGGTAGAAAAACTTTTAAATATTTTGATCCACCTGAACCTCCAGAAGTAAATATAGAAGATGTATTTTTAAATGAAGAAAGTATATATAGTTTATTAGGAGACAAACAATTATTACACATAGAAGAATTAATTTATAATGAATATACTGAAGGAAGCAGATAAAATAATTAACAAAAGATCACAAGAGAAAGAGAGAAGTTATGGTCCTTTTTCCGAAGGAATGAAGAGGGCTGCAATGATTGCTAGTGGTTGTACTGGAAAAAAAATAACAGCAAAAGACATGTATATGTGCATGATAGCATTAAAGTTATCTAGAGAATCATATAATCATAAAGAGGATAATTTATTAGATGCTGCTGCTTATATAGGTGCTTTAAATAATTTTGAGAATGAAAAATAAAAAAGCAATAGTAGGAGTAGTAAGTAATCCTGTTAGAAGTTTAAATAGTCACAACGGAGGTTGGACATTGGTTCTAAAAAGTATTTATAATGCAGACATATTAACTGAAAAAGATGATTGGAATGATTATGAAGAATTAATACTTTCAGAGGGTGTTAATTATAAAGAAGGCAAGTTTAATTTTTTTGGAGGAGTTCAAGATTCTTTTTACAAAAGACTTAACAAGTTAAATAATTTTAATGGAAAAGTATATTGCATAAATGAAAAAATAGATTACAATGTAGCTTGCAATAAAAGAAAAGAACTGAAAGGTTTAAGTTGTAATAAATCACCAGAAGTTTTATATACTAAAGAATATAATAACAAACTAATATTAGGAGATAGTCATAGTGTTTCTATTTACAAACCAGGATATTCTATAAACAGAATAGATGGTAAGACATTGAATGGTTTTTTAAAAATAGGATTACATAATTTTATTACCAAAGATACTAATGATCTAATTTTTTATGCCGGAAATATAGATGTTAGATTCCATGTACATAGATTTGGAGGTAGAAAAGCTGTAGTAGATTTAATTAGAGAATTATTTTTACAATTAAATAAATTAAATTTAGATAAAATAACATTAGTTTCTTTGTTGCCAATAGAGGACGAGTCTAGAAAAATACCAGGAACTGGTTTATATAAAGGAAAGCCTTTTTACGGTACTAAAGAACAAAGAACTTATTATGTTAAAGAATTTAATAGTTTATTGAAAAGAGGTTGTAATCATTATAAGTATAATTTAATAGAATGGGATTTTAATTATGATAAAGGTCTTTCTTTTGACGAAATGGAATCAAGACAATCTGTTCATTTAAGACCAAAGTCTTATAAATTTATAAAACAATTATGTTAGAACAATTTAAAGACTATTATAACAAAGCACATAAAATGCAACAACTTAAATTTCAAGGATTTAATTGGAAAGAAAAAGATGTTGACGATGATTTAGTTTGGAACATACCTATATATGACGTAGTTAATAGAAGGTTTGCAGCGTTTAGTAGTTTGTTAGAAGCAATAAAAGCAAAAGAAGATCCAAAAAATAATAGTATTTATTTTAAAAGTGCTAGAGATAATATTAAAGACGTTAATTTTATTAAAATGTGTTATTTATTTAGATTATGTGGTTCAGGAATTAATTACATACCTAAAGATAATTGTGGTTCTCCTTTTGGTACACATGGCTTTGGTAACTTTTGGGTCGTAAACGAATTAAAAAAAGGATTGGTTGACTGTAATAACTGGATTAATGTTATGCCAGAAAAAAAATTTTGTGATGTAAAGGGATATTTGTTACCTATGATAAAAGGTGGATTATATAATTTCATACATAACGAAAGTAAAGAATTAATGTTTAATTTAATAAATTATATTAAACAACCTGGTATAAAGGGTATTAAGGATGTTGTTGATTATGGGAACAACTGGTTAATTAATAAAGGTTATAAAAGACAAAACTTTGTATTGACTGCTTTTTCTATGGATATGGCAGAATAT